TTGTGGTATGATAGAATTAATACGAGCGTCAGTTTTTACTCCCTGCAAGCCCGCAAAGTCTTTATACTGCTGTAATGTTACTAAATTTGCCATATTTTCCTTAGAACATTATGTGGGGAAATAAATCTCCCCACATAAAAATTCATTAGCTATTAAGAAGCTTTGTATTGAATTGTATGCACTGATGTAGCTTGTGCAATCATATCGGTAAAGCCGATTCGTTGTGAAGCAACGAGGACTCTCCTTTGATTGGCTACTTCGTAGTCTGATTCAATAGTAATTCCACGTAGTCGTGGCATTACATAGTTCTTAGGCCAAACTGCAATCGCAAAAACTTTATTTACAGCTGCTGCAGCAAATTCATCACAGACAATGACTTTAGAGCCAAATACTGATCCGATTTCACCGTTAAGCTTTGTTGCCATATCGCCAACTAGGTTGACATCTTGGAACTCAGCATCACTAAGCAAATTGTAATATTCAGTCATACTTACAATGTAAGTAACGTCTGCTGGATTCATTCCATATTTGCCCATTTTCTTTCTAGCGTTTAACAGCATAGCTGCGGTAAGTGATTCTGATGCAAATGCTGTTGCAGATGTTGTCTGATGTGACGTACCTGAGTTACCGATCGTAGCAAGCCTTATAAGACCTGTTGGAGCGGCTCCACCAGTACCATATACACCATCAGCATGATCACCAGCTAAAAGTGCGTTTTCAACACCTCGTGCATGTGATCTAACAATGGATTCCCTAATTAAAGGAAGAATCGGTAGAATTGCATCTTCTTCAGTTTCATTACCTAAGTAAGATTGTGAAATTAGTTTCTTTGTTGAAAGGGTTCTTTCAGTTAAGTCAACACCAGAATAAGGCGAACCATAAGTATCACCTCTTTCTTCTAAGTTACCATGTGGGCTTGAGCCTGTAGCTGTTTGGTTAGCAGTAAACTCTGCATAACCAGCATCTGGTAAGATAGGTATAATTTGTGTTGCACTAGCCATTGGAATTTCTCTAAATAGAGGTGCCAAAACTAGTTGTAACTGGATATCTCTTTCCACATTTGTTGAAACAGTTTGTTCGAAATCAGCACTTGATACGCCAACGCCTGACATGGCATTAACTTTTTCTAATGTACTTTTTCCGATTTTAGTGTCCCAACCTTTGCCTGTCGCAAGACCCATGGTCCAAGCATCATTGATGTCTTCCTCATAGGCTTTCTTCCAGTCAGGATTGTCTCTTCCGAAAATTCTTTTAGATTCACGAATTGCTTCGATTTCTGCTTTCTTTTCAGTGAGATCAGTCCTAAGTTCTTCGACGACTTTTTCAAGATCTTCGTGTTTTTCTGAAACACGATCTTCAAGGTCTTTTGTTAGGCGCTCCGCACCTTCCATTCCAGCCTCTACTATCGTCTTAACTTTTTCTTGCTCAGCTTCTACTGCGGCAGTTTCTGCTGCTGCTGCTTCCACTTGAGCCTGTTCCTTAGCGTCCTTTTCTGCTTGAGCCATAGCAATTTTAGCAGCTGTTTTTGTAGCCACTTCTTCTGCGTACGCTTTTAAGTCATCTACGCTAGGAGCGTTATTGTCAGTAGACATAGGTTTCTCCTGTGAAACGGTTTTATCCGTCGCTTGTGGCGTCTCAAGTTTATTAACTTGATCAGCCTCTTTATTATTTATAAAAAGATTCTTGAACTCTTGGTATTCTTCCATCGAATCGAAAGATTTTGCAAGTGAGAACATAGCAGTCTGATTAGCGGGTACGCTAACGACTGATACTTCAAATAGTTCGGCGTCTTTTATCTCAAATCCGTCAGTTTCTTCATTATATTCAGCATCCTTGACTCTAAAACCAACGGAAAAGGCTCCAAGAACGCCATCTTTTATAAGATCTTTTACTTCGCCTGCAGACTTAGAGATTTTAGCTCCAAGTTCCAGACCCTGTTTATTTACTTCCATAGAAGTAGCTCGACCAATAGGTCGATCATAATTATGATTAAAAAGAATTACAGGATTATGTTTAAAACTATCTAATCCACCACTCTTTGTCCACGCATCATGATTAATTACGTCTCCAGCACGATCTAATGAGCTAGTACTTGCTAATCCTCTAATATTAACACTACCATCGTCATCTTCGCCTAGATTCTTGAAAGTATTAGTCCAGTGAAAAATTTTTTTCATTTTAACTACCTACTTTTTAGCCTTTTTAGGGGCTGTCTTAGCTTTGGCTTTTGGAGCCGCTACTTTTGGTGCGGGTGTCGGTGCAACTGTAGTAGCTTTTTCCCATTCTGCTGGGAAATTAACTTTCATCATTTGTTGCATACGAGACCAAGATCCAAAAGGTCTTTTTGCAACGATAAAGCGTATAGGAGCATCTTCAGCTGCCTTATATTCTATGGGGGACATCATCTGTCCTTTTTTAGCAAAATACTCCGCTAACTGTTGTAGTACTACTTTTTTACTCGCCATTTTCGTTTTCCTCTTGTTCTTCTGGGGGTCTACCGCCCTCACTTGGGTCGGCTGCGCTGCCCGCAATATTTGCTGGGATTCTTAATTCATCTTGTCCTTCAATAGGCTCTAAGATTAAAGCATCCCTAGCTTCATTTGGTGTCATTATACCTGAGTTTACAAGAGCTTGATAATAAGCTGCTTGATCTCGTAATTCTGGTTGTAAAGCTGGAATGTTTGAAACATCCTCATTCAGCTTAAATCCAAAATAACGCTCAAAGGCATATCCTATTTTTCTTACTATCGGAAGTATTGTTTCCAAGTAGTAAAGTCGATGATTCGGTCTAATATTAGCATTATTACCACCATCGAAAAGTATGGGTGGTATTCCCATAGCTTCTAAGATTATCTTCTCGTTAGCTTTGATAGAAGATTGAAAATCTAACTCTTTGAAGTTAATTTTCGTTAAACTATCTACTTCTAATCCGCCGTCTAGTATAAGTGGTCTTTTACCTCCGCTTTTAGGATTATATCTTACTGCCCATGCTTGTAACATTCTTTCTTTTATTCTTTCTGAAAGAGTATTAGGGCTTTTAAGTACTAATCCGGGGACAGCTCCATTTTTAAAGAAGTTATCTTGAAACTTTCTCATATTATCCAGCAAATACATTGTTCTATATGCTGGTTTTAGTCTAGGTACTCCCCTGTATAGAGATTGAAATGAGTTTTCTTTAATATGTATAATTTCTCTAGGAGAGTATTCTATATGACCGTCGTACTCGAACTTTTCTATATATGTTTTTGTATCACTATGTATAGTTACATTATGTGCT